CGCGGAAGATTACAGGGAAGCAGCAAAGAGCTACCGTGATGAAGGCCGTGACGATCTTGCAAAACTTGCCGAACAAAAAGCTGGTGACATCGAAGTTGAGGATAGAAAAGAGATTGAGCAGAAAACCAAAACAGAATTAAAGTCTGCTTGGGATAAAAATTTGCTTGATGAAGTCGAAGCAAATCCTGAACTTAAAGATTCAAACAGCACATTGTATAAAGCCGTATCGGAAATGTTGCAAAACCACGCAATCCTGCGTAACTACCCAGCGGGGATCAAGGATGCAGTGGGAATAGCAAAGGTGAAGCTCCAAGCGGAGTCCGCCTCCGATTTGTCGAAAAAGGTTGCAGAGTATGAGAAAGAACTTTCTCAACTCAGAAAAGCGACTACTCCAGCGTCAGGTCAACCCAAAGGTCCTGCCAAGACTAAAGCTTTTCACGAACTGACTCTTGATGAGCAAGAACGTGAATTGATGAAAATGGCAAGCGAAGTTGACAGAGGTTGAGTAGTCATAACAAACAAGGATACTTAATTATATGGTAACTACTGGTTCAGTCAGCGCACAGTTCCAGACGTACTTCTCGAAGGCGTTATTGGAACGTGCAATCCCATTGCTCCAAATGGAGCAATTCGCAATGAAAGCCCCCTACCCGACCAAAACGGGTGGAAACAAAACGATTCGGTTCTTCCGCTTCGGCGATCCCAGCATCACTGCGATCTCCGCTTTGTCGGAAGGAACGACTCCTTCTTCTGGTGACGAGCGTGATCTCACGTTGTCCTCGGTTGAAGCCACGCTTGTACAGTACGGAAGCAAGATCATCCTAACGGATGTTGTTCTCGCAACCGAATTGTTCTCGCACTTGGCACAGGCCACCAAACAACTCGGCGAAGATGCCGCCCTCCACGCTGACACTCTCTGTCACCGCGCGTTGGTGCAGGACTCCTCGACCAGCACTGGTACTGGCGTAGCCACAAAATCGTACAACCGTTATGCTCAGAACACGACTAACGGCACGACCTGGGCTACTGGTTCAGTTGCTAACGGCGCATTGACATCCACCGACTTGCTCGATGGTGCTACTGCGTTGTTCATCAACCGCGCTCCAAAGATCAAGGACGGCTACGCGCTTGTCGCGCATCCTGCCGTTATCCGTGATCTACAGCAGGACGATGATTGGTTGAAGGTTTCGAGCTACTCGAATCCCGATGCCATCTTCAAAGGTGAAATCGGCAAGTTGTTTGGCGTTTCGGTCATTTCTTCGACTAACGTACAAACCTTCAATACCTCCGCCTCTGGTATCGCTGAAAACAGCGTAGGAACAACTGGTGTCAACACTGGTTATGCCAACGTCCTCCTCGGTGGTGGCGCGTTCGGTGTTCCTAGCTTGTCCTCTATCGCAGCCTCTGGCTCGCCCTTCGCTCCGAAGGTGACGATCCTCGATGCGGCAGATAAAAGCGATCCTTACGGACAGCGCATCGTAGCGTCCTTCAAGACGTTCTACGCGGCCAAGCAACTCGATCCTCGGTTCTTCCGAGTCATCGTTGCGAAGTCCAACTACAGCTAATAATTAAATGGGAACCATGCTAGTTATTGGTATGGGACCTCGGAAAGCTGGGGAGGATAAAACCTCCCCAGCCACTTCCTCATCTGAAAAACCTATGAAAAAAATGGCGAAAGCTGGAATGGTGATGCTACCAGTTTCAAAGTTCGAAATGAACGATGGAACTGAAGATGTATCTCCAGAAGTAGGTGATTCTGTAGAACTCTCTGGAACAATTGACATGATCGAAAATGGCATTGCCCACGTTAATGTGGAACACGCCATGAGCGAGAGTGAATCCAAGGACAAGTCGGAAGACATGGCCGAAGGTGAAAACTCAATGTCCGAAGAGGAAAAGATGATGAAGATGGCCGAGGAGTCGGATAAGGAAAACTATAGCTAATGCCTATTTACCAGTACGAGGACTCCAGAAATGGGAAAGTTGTCGAACTGGAAAAGGCTGTGGCCGAAAGGGATTCTGTCCCTCGTTACCTTAAACGATTCACCGTCCCGCAAAGATTGAGCCTAGTGGGGGTTGGCGAACCCCTCGACAACCCGCTGGGAGTCAATCAAACAAACTTAATGAAGGGGTACTATCGCCAAGAACAAAAGCTTGGCAGTAGATTCAAAAGTGAGTACACGCCAGATAGTATCAAACGTGCTGCTTTAAGGAGAAAAAAATATGGCGAATGAATTTGTAAGAAGCCCACGCAAGGCCAAGGGAAAAGCTATCCGCTTTGATACCCAAGGTCAGACAAACGTAATTGAGTTTACAGCAAGCTCCAGCGGTGGCACTGTTAACACAGTTGCAACATCCCCTGCGTCCTTGAACGTGACTCTTAACGGCACTTCGTACAGAATTGCCCTGCACACCTAATGTCCCGCGCATTAGACAAATTCCAAGGTCAATACGGATTTTCCGTAGGGACAACTGGAACAGCACCTGCTGGCTACTGGGCGATCCAGATGCTATCGGATACCACGTTTAGCGCGATCAGCGGTAAATATGATGGTACTCTGACTGGCGTTACGATTGGTTCAGGCAACATCATCTATGGCGAGTTCGACAGCTATACGGCTGGAACTGGCAAGGTGATCGGCTACATAGCTGGTTAATGATTCAAGCAACCACACCGCCAAAGGTTCTATCCCTTGGCGGGTGATTGCATTGTAATTTTATGCCAAGACTATCTCTAGGACTAGGAGTGCAGGCCATTCGCAAGGTTGGCGGTGGAGGAGCCGCACCTAGCGGGATTGTTGTTGCTACCACAACCGCAATCGTTCTTTCTGGGCTTACTATTGGTTGGACAGTTTTGAACGGAGTTTACACAAAGTCAGGAGATCCAACTAATGTATTTAATGGTGGTGTTGACGGAGAGGCTACTGGGGCAGTATTTTTCAATTCGGCATATACTGGCGGGAATCGAGATGGTGCGGCAATATGGTATGGCCCAATATTTGGCGGGAGTGGCAATGGATGGCAAATAACCTTTTATGATGACAACAGATTTGCCCTTGGATCAGTAGTATCTGCAAACACAGCCATAGTTCCTATTTCTGGATATAGCAACGCTGCTGGATATACTGGCACGATAACACTCACAGCCGCTTGATAACAATATGCCAAGATTATCCCTAGGATTGGGCGCGCAGAATATCCGCAAGATTGGTGGCGGCGGAGCTGCGCCAAGTGGGATTGCGTATGCAGATGCACCAGCAACAGCAATTAGTGCAATCAACTTTACTCTATTCAAGGAAAATACATTTGGAGACGGAAGTCTTCTGTATCAATTTGATCAAGGAACAAATACTCCGACAAATTATTATGCGTATAATGAATGGAATTATGAAGATGGTTTTGGTAAAAGAGCAATTCTTGCTTTTAATGTAAACGCTTCCACATATTACTCAAATCAACCCGAACAAGGTATTGGAAATATTTCATTATCTCCTAATAAATGGTATTTAATTTTATTTGCAGCAGGAGTAGATGAAGAAGGCTCAATTCCGCCAGTACCAAGTGCGGTTTATGTAAATAATTCTACTGGCCAGTCTGGAAGCTATATCCCCACATCTGGCTGGTCGCCAACACTTACAATTCAAAATGGGGCGTATGCAAATGATGCAATCAATTTTAATTTTGCTTTTGGTGGATTTTCAGATCAACTTTCAAAATTCTCAAATACAAATTGGGTAAGTGGTTATGAAGAAGGACAATTTTCATTAACTTGGAATAATGTTGTGACAAATCAATGGGCATTAAATTGCGATGGAAGCGGTACGCTATCAGCGGCAAGAGCCACAAGCACAAATGGAGCAAACTCTGCAATCGTTCCATTGGACGGATGGAGTTATATTATTGGCTCAGGACAAGCAATTACTCTTTCACCATTTTTCCCGTAATGAACATTGCCATCATCATCCTATGCCTTGCCTTTGCCTCCTGCTCGCCACGCAAAGTTGACAACAACCCGCTTCCTGTATATTCGGATATGGGGGCAGCATCTGACCTGGGGGCTACTAAGCCATGAGTGAAGAGCAAGTCTGGGGCATGGAAATCCGCCTAGCCAGAATGGAAGAGCGTCAAGTCCAGCTTTACGCTATGGTAGAAAGATCACTTGCTTTCCATGGGGATGTTGCTAATAGGTTGAGTGCGCTAGAACACTTGCGGACGAAGGTTCTGGCTGTAGCTGGGCTAATAGGGCTTGCTTGCTCAATGGCTTGGGATGTCCTCAAAAACCGCTTTAATTGATAGGGAGATAAAATGGCAACATTAGGAACGCAGAACATTTCAACCAGCTACGTCCAGCTAATTAAAACTAGCGGTCTTACTGGCATAGACGGCACGATCCAGACCATCACCGATGGCAATAACGTATCCTCCGCCCTTCAGCTATCGTCGGCAGGAGTAAACTCAACTGGCACGCTTGGAGTAACCGCACTAGCCACACTGGGTTCAGCAAAGATTGGTACAAGCGGCCCAACGATTACAAAGGTATCCTACGGAACCGCAGCGTTTACTGGATCTACATTCCAAGACCTAGACTCGGTTACAGCGGGATCAAATGTTATAACAGGAACATTTACGGTAACAGGCGCAGCCTTGGGAGACATCGTCTTTGGTGGGCTTACATCAATTGGCTCAAGCACAGGATCAAACGCTACCTTGGCTCAACGGCTCATTCCTTCGTTTAGGGTTGAATCGGCAGATACGATTCGATATGTAATACTTAATACAGATACAGTTTCCCACGGCACAACTCCCGCAGGAACGCTATACGCAACCGCAATGAGGTTTACAACTTAATATGGCCAAATTTAACGCAGGTCAATCTTTCTCCAATGGAGATACAGTAACAGGCCCAACGCTAAACAACATTACTGGGCTACTGGATATTTATACTGGCCTAATCTCCGAGCAAACAGCAATGTCTGCAACGGTTAGCACGGCTGACCAGCTTCTTATTGCAGATACAGACAACGGAGATAGTGGCGCGGCCAATCGCGTAACAGTTCAGAAGTTGTTAAACGATACTTTGACCAATGGAACTTATACCAACGCTCAGTTATCTGGTAACTTGAATGTCACACAGCTTTCTACCCTTGGAACGATCAGTAGTACTACTGGAACCATTCAGACTCTTACCTCAAGTACGGCAAACATTAGCCAGGGATCGGCGATATTTACTAAAGGAACTATTGCCACTCTTAACAGCACAACTGGCACAATTGGTACGCTTGTCGCAACTGGAACAATTACTGGATCTACAAATGTTGTTAACATTGGCAGTGGGCAAATTTACAAGGATGCCACAGGCAATGTTGGGATTGGTGTGACGAGTCCAATATCTAGCATTCATGCAAAACAAGCGACACCTGTATCGAAAATAACATTAGAAGATTTATCAACAAATCGTGTTGGTCAAATTGGTGGAGGATCCGATGGAAGCGGTGGTTTTTTATCATTTTTAATAGGAAATAATGGTGGATCAATTGCAGAGGCGATGAGAATTGATTCGAGTGGGAATGTTGGGATTGGAACCACTTCTCCACTCGTCTCTGCTGGATTTACTTCATTAACTCTTAACGGCACAACTAGCGGAATTTTAGAAATCAAATCAAACGGAACTCAAAAGGGAGTATTTTTTAATGACGGAAGTTTGACTAGATTGAGGTCTAGTGGAACACTAGCATTTGATGCCAATAATACAGAGGCGATAAGAATTGATTCGAGTGGCGGTGTAACTATTGCTGGTCTTGCTGGTTCTGGATCAAGGGCAGTAAATGCAAGTGCGGCTGGCTTGCTTTCGGCGGCATCTGATGCCTCCCTAAAGGAAGAGGTTGTTGGGGCGCACATTGCTGGTCTTGATGAGATACTTCAAATTCATCCAAAGATGTACAGATGGAAAGATGATATTGCTAATCGTGGTGAAAATGCGTCGGTTGAGCTTGGGTTTATTGCAAATGATGTTGCGCCAATAATTCCGTCGGCAGCCCCTCTTGGCAATGATGGTCTTTATGGATTTTATGATAGATCAATTACAGCAGCATTGGTTAAGGCAGTTCAAGAATTAAAACTTGAAAATGATTCTCTTAAGGCTCGGATTACTGCGCTAGAAGCCAAATGACCCTAACCGAAATCGCCCAATACGCAGGCGAGAAGATTGGCAAGACCGATGCCGATACGCTTACCTTCTTGCAGAAAGCCGCAAGCTTGGCTTATCGCCGAGTGTGGGACTTTGCGCCTTGGCGTGAGACTGTCACCAACTCTACCTATTCAGTCGGCACGAACAGGCAGATCACGCTAGGCACGAATGTAGAAACTCCTCTCTCCGTGGCCTACAACGATGCCGAGGTTGATCCGATTGACCTAGCCACCATCATCAGCCAAGACCCAGGATTGCTTGACGATGCGCGGACTGGAGATCCAGATACCTACCATTTTACAGGCCGAAACAGCAGTGGCGTTGCAGAGCTAAACCTTTACCCAAGGCTTAAAACATCTGGAACAATCCCATTGCGTGTTGTGGAAAAGCTGAAGTGTCTTACTAGGACAAACTACATCGTTGACTTTCCTCCGTCTGACTCGGCCTTGAATGACGAGCTTCGCCTGCCCCACGTTCATCATTTGGTTTTAGCCTTAACCCACTCAGACGCGCTTGAACGTGAACGGCAGTACGCCAAGGCGCAAGCCATCACGCAGACGGCTAATGCTGATCTTGCTTTAATGGCTAACTATGAATTAAGCCAAGTCGGTGGCATTAAACAAATCACACCACAAAGTTTAGGCGAGCTAACCATAGAAGAAATGTTCTCGGCGTAAAGGAGGCACTATGCCTTACTACAGCGACAATCTGGACGATGTTCTGGCGTTTGATGGAATCCGTCAATTTAGCGGAGGTCAAGCTAGCGGAATCCAGTCAGATAACTTGGCAGAGAACCAAGTACAAGAGTTAAAGAACATGACCCTATCCCCACAAGGTAGAGTTGAAACTAGGTACGGATTTGCAAATTTTTCCACAGGAGCAACCACAACTGGTACAACATCAGTTGGTGGGCTTAGCTATTACGATACTGCAACCTACGAGCAATTGCTTACAGTTTCCAGCGGAAGATTGTTTGCCATAGACAATGGAGGTGCTGCAACAAGGCAACCAGCACTTGCAACTTGGTCAGCTACCACATCAACTTGGGGTACAACCAATCAAGTATGGGAGAATGGATACTTGGTTTCAGCCACAGCAAGAGTCAATATGACTCAGTTCAATGACCTTGAGTACTTGGTCGATGGTGCTGGATCGCTAATGGTTTGGAATGGTACGAGCGTAAAACAGCAGGGTGGAAAGTTAAGGGCGATTACAGTTGATCCTGCTGGCACTGGTTACACATCTGCAACCGCAATTATTACTGGTCCTGACCTTGGTGGCACACCTCCAACTCTAGTTACAACAGTAGCTGGTGGAGTCGTTACTGGCGTTCTTGTATCGGATAATTCTGGTGCTGGCTATTCCACCACACCAACTGTAACAATTATTGGCAACGGATCTGGGGCAGTTGGTACTCCTTCTATGGGCATACCTCCTACTGCACTGCGTATCATTGTTACCAGCGGGAACAGGTTGTTTGGGGTTGGTAGCGGTGTAGATCGCAATACGCTTTATTGTTCTGACCTTCTTGATGCTGGCCTATGGGCAGCGACCAATAGCATTGTTGTTGGTGGCAATGATGGAGAAGAGATAACCGCAGTTGTGCCATATTACGCCAACCGCCTTGTTGTATTTAAGGCATCTAAGATTTACCAAGTATCTGTCCCAGCCGACATGACTTCTGCTGCTGATTGGGTAGTTGAGCAGATTAGTTCAACAGTGGGGTGCGCGGCTGAAAAGTCAGCAGTGCAGGTTAACTCGGACATATTTTTCTTGGCATCAGACGGAATACGCTCGCTTAGTCGTTCTGTTGCCGATGACTTTACTTCAGTTGGATTGCCCTTGAGCGAGATTATTAAGGACGTTATCCTCACCATCAATCCCGTTGAAATTGGTAAGTCATACGCAATCTTCAATGATAATCGGTACATACTTGCCGTACCCACAAACTCCAGCGACATCTGTAATGCGATGATAGTTTACAATACAATCTTGCAATCCTTTGAGGGAACCTGGAGCTTTGGAGCAATCCAGCTTGCCCAGACAAACTTTAGTGCGCTAGGGCGCAGGCTTGCCGCCAAGTCTTCCAATGGTTTGATTACAAACTACAATGGGTACAAGACCCTAGATTCAACGCTGGAGACTGATTACAAGGATTCTGGATCTTATTATGAGTCCTACGTTTCAACTAGGGCGTTTATATTTGGAGATCCATTTGCTAGTAAATATGGCAGCCATTTTGAGGTAAGCTTTGATAAGACATTTAGCGAAGACGTGGATGTATATATCCAGCGCGATACGGACTCATCGTTTGTATCTGTGCTTGCCAACCTAGACCCATCTACCGATGAGCTTCTTCTCCCATTCGTTCTGCCAGCCGTTCTTACCGCTTCCGCAAGGAATAGGGTTGCTAATGATCTGCGTGGCTACGAAAAATGGCGTAACCTAGCAATCAAAGTCGCAAGTTCAACAGGGCAGTTTGCATTGCGTCAAATCATTGCAGCAGCCAACCCAGACACCATTGAAGTTCAGAAGTCAATATGAACGCACTGGAGTATATAGAGGAGAGTGGCGTACCAGAGTCGATGTGGCCCAACCTGGAAGCTTGGTACGGCTGGTTCGAGAAGCAGGGCATGGTCGGGGTAGTTAAGGATGGGGAAGAGATAGCTGGTGTGGCTTTGGCTAGGTGCGTCAAGGATGGCCAAGAGCCTAAGCATTATGTGCATAGCGAAGATGGCGAGAATGTCTTTGTCGACTTGACGATCTCCTCAAAGGGTGGTAAATCTCTACGTTGCTTGCTGTTGCTCCTTTGGGAGCGTTTTGGTCCTCGCAAGCGGATCACCTTTAATCGTTCTGGTAAACCAAGGAGTTATGATTATATGACATTTATGCGAAAGGCTAGGGTTTAACACCGTGGGTGGATCACCTTCTATTCCTTCACCGCCCCCTCCGCCCGATCCAGCAGCGGTAGCGCAGGCTAATGCAGATGCGTACAAAAAAAATGTAGAGACTTATATTAAGAAAGCCCCAGAGATGGCTGCATTAGAAAATAAGTTGAGGAATGAATATATGCCACAACAACGCTCTCTTGAGCGTCAATTGTCGGCCTTAGATCAGCAGGCAGGAATACGGGCTGGGTTACAACTAGAGCGTCAATATGGATCTCAAAGGACACTGGAAGGCTTGCGAAGAGCTTACGAACAAAGCCCTCAGGCGTATGCTCTTAATCGTGGTCTTGGAGATCAAATGACTCGCCAGTTTGAACGCCTGTACGGAACTAGCCCATACGGATCAGTTGAACAAAATGTTGCAATGAACCGCCAGCCAGGACCAATTGATTTTTATGGATCAATTCCAGAAAATGTTTCAAGCGAAAGACTGAGTTAATAATTTATGGCTCAATATGTTTTTTATGAGGGAAAATCAGTTGAACTTCCAAACCAGAGTGATTGGAATCAAAGGACAGATGCTCAGAATAGCGCAGTTCAAGAGATCGGACTTACTGGAGTAAATTTCAAAACTAATTGGTCTAGCCAATTGTCAAGTGCTGGAGCAAAACTTGTTAATAGCAAGGAAGAGGCAAATAAATTAGTAAAAGCCTACGAAGAGGAACAGGCAAAAATAGCTGCTGAAAAAAAGAGAAACGAGGAGTTAAATTCACTTTCAGAAAAAATAAGAAGAGCATCTGAAAATTTAGTTCCTGCTGCTGAAAATCCTGAAGCAGCAAGAATAAGTGGTGCATTAAGTAAGCTTTCTGGCGAAAACATATTCAGGCAGCAAAGCTTGTCTGGTAAGCTTAATTCACAAATAGCAGATGATGAAATAATCAACGATTATAACACAACAAAGTTAAATAGATTAAATACAATTGTATCAGATGGAAATGCTCAAATTGCAACAATTAACGATAGGCTTAAAACAGCTAATGAATTGATTGCAAAAATACCAAAGGATGACAAAAGATATGAGTCATCTAAATCATATTTAGATAAATTAAATAATGACCTTGCGAGCGTTACAAGTGCTGTAAGTAATGCAAGTCAGCAGGCAAAAGATTTCAAGCCATTAAGTGCTGGATCAACTGATGCCGCAAAACAAATAACTTCATTTAGAGAATACCTACAACTCCCCGAAGAGCGTGCCAGTCAGCAACTACGCCAGATTGATCCAGAGTCTTACAAGACTGCGGTTGGTTTGGGTCAGCAGTATCGCCAGATGGCAACTCAGCCAATTGGTGCTACGACCACACCAGAGACTGAGAAAATCCGCAAGACCATTGAAGACGAGGCAATCAATCAATTGCGTCTTGGCTCGACTATTGGCGCAGAAGAACGGCGTGGTTACGAGCAGGCAGCCAGAGCCGCACAGACTGCCCGTGGCAATATCTTTGGAATCGGACCAGCAGTGCAAGAAGCAGCGCAGATTGGTGCTGCTGGCGAAGCCCGCAAGCTTGCACGCTACGGAGCAGCGCAAAGTTTCCTTGGTTCTGGTCAGTCAACTGGTGACGCACTCAAAGCTGATATAGCGTTCCGTGACGCATTGCGTCAAAACAGACTAGGTGCAGCCGCTAACTTCATTGGTGGTGGACCTTCTATAGCCAACCTCGCAGCCGCACGCACAGGCCAACAGCAGGGTGCGATGCAACAGTATATCCAAGCCAATCAAGCCTTGCCTGGTGGGTTTAACCAGCAGCCGTCTACGGCTGCTAACTTCTATCAGACAACCAACCCAGAGATTCCTGTTCAGCTTCAAAATGCTTTTACAAACCTTTACGGATCGCAAGCGAATTACTTGGCTAACACTTACGGTGCGCAGGTTGGGGCAATCTCTAGGCAACCGAGTGGGGCTGAACAATTTGGTCAGATTGCTACTGGCCTTGGCAACTTAATCAAGATATAAGGAGATTTATGGCAGTATTAGATGTACCAGAATTGATGAACATGTTTCGCCAAGATGAGCTTCAGAAGCAAGCCGTAGCTGAAGCGCAGAGAAAACAAGCCCTAGAAGAGCGAGCAATGGCAATTAAGGAACAGCCAGACGTTGACTTCAGCTTCGAGAAGGGTGGACTGAAGGTCAAGGGCAAGCTAAAGGATCTTCCAGCGTTAAGCCAAGATCCAACGTTTGCCCCTTACCTTGCTGGGATCGGTTCAACAATTAGCAACGAACAGAACCTTCAGAATGAAGACATTGAAACGCAACGCGCTGAATTAAGCGATAGGTTAAAAGAGCTACAGAAGAAGCGCGTAAAACAAGAGATTGAAATTGCAAAGGGCGATACGCGCACATTTGCCATGGAAGCTGGTCTTGGATTAGTTGGTGCCAAACCACGCGCTGATGTACTAAAAGACATAGAGGCCGAGGCTGGGGTTTACAAGAACAAGTTGGCAGAGCTTGGATTCAATAGGCAGACGGGCCAGATGGAAACAAATGTTCCAGATTATCAATCTTCAACAATGCCACTGCAAGCACCAACACAAGTTGCTCCAGAGAAACCAGCGCAGGCTCCAGCGCAAGCGCAGCCAGAAGCACCAAAAAATTTCAATAGTCTCCAAGAAGCAAAAGCAGCAGGCGTAAAGCCTGGGCAACTTATCTATATAAACGGAAAACCAGGTAGACTGCAAGCGAGGCAGTAAGCAATGGCTATAGAGCCAGAGCTTGAGTTCGTTCCAGAGCAGGAACAAGATTTAGAGTTTGCTCCACTTTCACAAGAAGAAGCTGGCAATTTAACCAAGGCTGATTATTTGGCATCTGGTGGCGCGCCAGAGGATGTTATCTCTCCAGAGCGTGAAGCTGTATTACAGCAAGAAACACAGCGTCAACTACAAGTTGGCGCAACGCCACGGCAAGCATCCGTTGAAGCTGGCAAGGCTGTGGATGCTATGGGTACGATCCGAAGGCCAGACGGCACGATAGCGGAAGGATACAAGCCAACGGCGCAGGCGTTGGCTGAAGGCATTATTGAGACTCCAGCAATTCCAGCCGTCAAGGAAGCGCAGAGACTTGGGATTGAAACCGTATCATCTGGAACGGATAAGGCCACTGGAGTTGGCTTTGCGATTGGCAGGAACAAGGACGGAAAGGTAGTGCGCTTCGAGGCTGACAAGGATGGCAATGTTGACTCCTTTGAGCTTGAGCCAGAAGAACCGAGCAGGCTTGGCGCAATTGCACGCACTGTTGCAAGCCAAGTATTGCCTGCAACGACAGGGGCTGTAGCTGCTGAAACTGCTGCTGCACTTACTCCTGGTGGAATTGTTCCCAAGTTAGTAACAGGAGCAATTGCAGGCGTAGGTGGATTTATTGCAGGCCAGAAGGGTCAAGAGGCTGCTGGCAAGGCATTGCTAGGTCCAGAGCGTATGGCTCGCATCAGCGAAGTATTACAGCGCGATGTTGAGAAGTATCCAATAACCACAACAGCGGCATCAATTCTTACGCCTACTGGCGGAGGGTTGGTTGGGTTAGCCAAAGGAGTTCGTGGTGCATTAACTCGCCCAGCCACTCAAGTTGCTGAAGCTGTTGCGCCTGCTGTTGCTCCAGCGGTTGAGGCTGTTGTTCCAAAAGCTGCTATTGCGGCAACCGAGAATGTTCCAACAAAAACATTTTATCATGGATCTCCAGCGACATCTATTGAGAACATAAAAAGCGATGCAAGAGGACTTGTTTTTGTATCTGAATCAAAAGATGTTTCATCTTCATATAGGCTATCAAGGACCAAGGATATTGACCTAAATAAAGTTGGATTAACAAATGAAGAAAGGCTGTCTTACGATATGTATAGAAAGGGTCTTCGTGAAGATCCTACAGCAAATCCAGATCAATTCTTGCCATCAAAGCAATTTGATGAAGCAAGTTCTGCGCTTGAAAAAATTGAAGCTTACAAAAAAACTTTGGCAGAACAAGGAAAAATTTACGAAATAAACATACCAACAGACAAAATTATTGATTGGAGAAATCCAGATAACTTTTATAAAATCCTGTCTGCTGTTGAAACTGACTTGAGGACATCTGGCGAAACAACGCTTGCCAACATATTAAGAAATTCAATTTCAAATAAAATTCCACCTCAATCTGGATTGCTTGGGAAACCAGTATTTGATTCACTTAAAAAGCAAGGCATTGAGGGAATAACATTGCCGCATTCAAGAGAAGGTTCCGAGACAATGCTGATTAGGAGCGCGCTAGAAGTTGCTCCAAAGTCAGAGCAAGCAGCGGCAAAGGCAGGCGTTCCTCCAGTTGAATTGCCGATTGAATTGCAAGCACTTCCGAAAGGCATTGCATACAGACAAGCAGGCGTAAAAATGGTGAAAGATCCATTTCTTGACAGAGGAGTGCGCGAGCAACTTGCAAAGAGTGAAGACATAAAGTACGCAAAGTTTGGTCAGAAGGCATTGCAAGAGGCTTTAGTAAATGAGTCGGATGATGTTGTGAGAGGAATTTTTGAAAGCGGAACTGCTCCTCAAAAAGTAATTGCCAATGCCGAGCTAATTAACCGAGCATCAAAGCAGAATGATGTAAAATCATTGCTCGATCTTGCAAAGACAAGAATAAAATTACCAACAGAAGCTGCTCAAACTGTTGCAGCAATGAGGACTCTTCCTTCAGCAACTCCAAATGGATATTTAGCCACGCTAAGTGTTTTTCTTGATAAGAATGGAAGAACACTTACTGAGCCACTTCTCGTGAAAGCAAGAAATTTATTTAATCTTCAAGCTGAGGCCAGACTAAACTATGAAACTCTTGCGCAAACAGCAAGAAATACATTGGATGATATCGACATAAAGAAAGCAATTCAAGCTGAGAAAGCATTTATAGAGAGTGCATTCAGATTCCAGAACTTTGAGTCAAGACTTGTTCCCAAGAAGTTTTTTGCAGAGACATTGCCAACTGTAATACAAGGAAATCTTCTTGCGCCTTTGTCCTTAGTCACGAATCTTTGGAGCAATGCGGTAAGCTCATTGCCTAGAGCGATGGGAAGACAGGGTGCGTTTATAAGCCAAGAGGTAGCAAGGGCGTTCAAGAAATCAGTTGGAATGCCAGTTGCGGAAAGAACTGTATCCTCACCAATATCTTTGGCTGGAGCAAGAAGAGTTGGAGAAACGGTTAAGGCATTTGTTCGAGGAGGCGGAGAAGGATTGGCTGGGTTGAAAAGAGGCATCAGTGCTGAAGGATTATTGTCTGGAGAAAAAATAAGGGGATTTCAGCCAGCCCAAGCGTTTAGACAATTCTGGACTGGATCTGGATTGGCTCAACCAGTTCTTAACGGATGGAAAGGATTAGGGCAGGCTGGGCTTGATAGGGCTAGATTAGCCGCTGAAACGGTGCTTGGCGTGCCTCCAGAAACAATGTTGCGACTGCTTCAGCTTGGCGACACTCCATTCAGAAGAATGGCTCAAGCAAGGCTTTTATCTGAATCTGCACAACTTCAAAGAGCATCCAAGATTTCATCGCTTAATAATGAGCTTTCAAAATTATTGTCAAAACAAAAAACAACGACAACTGACTCGGCAAAAATACAAGACATTAGGAATCAAATTGAGTTAATTGGCAAAAGAGAGCTTGGGAAAGAAATTTCAGTAGCAACAAGACTTCCATCAAAAGAAGAATTGGGCAAGATAGAACAAGAGGCAGCAGAGGCTGTGTTTCAGCAGGATACCCCTCTATCAAGAGCAGCGTTAAGCGTGTCGAATATGTGGGGTCTTGGCAATAGAGTTGGAATCGCAAGGACTCTTGCAAAAACAATTATTCCTTATGCAAAAACTCCAGCCAATGTAATTGATGAAATGCTTGATTATTCGTTGCCTGGATATGCTCTTGTAACTAAAGGTATACCAGCAATGCAATCCAAGGACGCTAGAGGCGTACACATGGCAATAGGCAAAACATTAACAAGCCTAACAATAGGAGCAGTCGCAAAAACATTAGCCGATGCTGGAGTAATTGGAGGATCAGCAGAAGATTCAGAAAAGACAAGAGACATACAATACAAAACACTTCCACCAAGAACTATAAATATAAGCGCGCTACAGAGATTTGCAGAGGGGGATTCAACCGAGCTTCAACCTGGCGATCAAGTTATGAACCTTGAAAAAATGGGTATTGTTGGTGGTATGCTTGCGACTTGGAATGAGGCAAGCAAGGCAACCGAAAAAGGCGACTTCATAAGTCCAGAATTTTTGACCGCCCTAGTTCCAGAGACGCTTTCTTTTGCCATGAACCAAAGCTTTTTGAAGGGAACAAATAGCCTTCTTTCGGCTATGCTGGATGGGAAGAGAGATAGAATGGACAGATGGATTTCAAATTATTTTGGAACAATATCTTCAATAGCAATTCCAAATACTTTCGGGGCAATATCAAGAGCCATGAGCGATTCATTGCCAGAAAAAATAAAGATGAAGGATGTCGAAGGGAAAGGTGTTGAAAGAACATTGAATTTGTTCAATGAAGTAATTAAAAGAAAGTTTCCTGGTGCTGGAGAAGATTTGCCAAGAAAGATTGATATATGGGGAAGAGAGATACCGCAGACTCCAGAAGGGGCCGATCCAGTATTGTATAACTTCTTTGACTTTACAAAGTCAAGGGAAGTCGAATACGACAAAACCACATTGGCAATTTACAAGTTATTCAAGGAAACTGAAAATGGAGATGTGATACCGCCAAAACCATTGGAACAGTTTATGATTGCAAAAGAAAATTATAGATTATCTCCAGAGTTATATGAAAAGTATTCAAAATTAAGGGGTCGAGCTAACCGCGCTGCTGCCGAAGCATTATTTAGTGATACTAGATTTAGGGGGCTGAATAGCTCTGATAAGGTTGAGGCGTTAAAAAGTGCATATGCTCAAGTTGGAAATGATGTTAGGAAAGAATTTTTAATTCGTAATGAGTCAAGAATTAAGCGAGGTCAAAAACAATGAAGTTTTCAATGAACCCATCCAGAGACGTTTCCTTGAGAAACGATATGGTAGCAAGAGAACTTACTGGAACTGGATACGAGCCAGTACCAGAAGAGATTAGAAGGATTGCGCCCATTGAGAAGGCCAGAGAATATGCCAGGCAAGCACCGCAGGCATCACAAGCTGTATCAGAACAACCAGCACTTGATTTCGTAGAGGAACCACAAGCTATGCAAATAAAACCAGAACAAGATGCGCTGCAAACAGCAGCGTTAAAAACGATTGATTTTGAGGCAAGGAAGGACAAGCAGGGTAACGTGCAAGTCTATAAATTGCCAGCGGGAGATATGGGTGGTAATTTTGAGGTTGCTGGTATTAACGACAAGTATCATCCAGATGCCTTCAAAAGAATCTCATCGCTCCCAGCGCAAGAAAGAGCGCAGGCTGCGGCGCAGTACGTCAAAGAGTATACCAGCCCATTCGTCTCAAAGTTGCCAGAAGCAGTCCAACCATTCGCGCAGGATCTTGCGTTTAATCGCGGGATGGGCGGTGCAACGAAATACATCCAGCAAGGATTGAACACGCTTGGACAGAAGGTGGCTATAGATGGCGGGTTAGGTCCAAAGACATTGCAGGCCATCAACCAAGTTGAGCCAAAGGCGTTAATGCGTGCAGCCAGCCAAGCCCAACTTGAGGACGAATACCGAATGGCTCAACGCAATCCAGCCAGAAAGAAGTTTATTAACGGACTCGAAAGCAGAATACGGAATAGGCTCGCACTATTTGGAGCTTAATCATTATCCTCTTCTTGAGATCCAACCCAAACAGCATCTCCATTCATATAGGCCGAACCAGCCTTAATCGTTGCGGAAGTTCCATAAAAGAAATTCCTAGACTTCGATATGAATGTCGCATCTTTTCCAACAACGCTACTTCCAGACTTATAGTAAAAACCCTCAGTAGAAATTATTGACCTACCAGATGACGATGAATAAGCCATTCCACCATTCTCTGAAATTACACAGCCACGTCCACATGAGAATCCGTTGCGCTTTAGCACTGCTCCAACAAAGTCAGCAGCGTCAGCATCATCATCTTCCGCCATTCCCGATGCCATCAGCATCGCCATCAGTGTTATAGTTGTTATTGCTTTCATAGGAAAAAGTCTCTAGCACAAACCGAAGTCCGTCAAGCATGAAATTGTCTTCCCGCCAAATTGGAGCAGTTGGGGTGGCTCGCGTTACTGGCGCGCTGCTGCGGTGCGGGTATTCGGTGCTGTTACCTTACGAGGACTTTTCTGGTTATGATGTGGTGGCTGAGAAGAACAATAAGTTCTTTCGCATTCAAGTTAAGACCGCGCAAACCGTAGAGGCAGGACGCACCAAGTATCGCTTCAGCACTAGCAGCGGGAATGGATACAACATACCTAAACGCGCTATCAGTGGCGTGGATTATGTGGCGTGCTGGGGCATGAACGATGATCTATTCTGGCTGTTGCCAATTGCCAAGTGCAGATCGGTGACAACCAAGCTTTGCCCATCGACAGGGCAGAGTTGGCGTGTATTCCAGAACCTATGAAGGACAAGGAGGCGTGGGACAAGTTTGAGGATGGGTTGCAGGATGCACAGTCCTACGATGAGGCTGTGGCGTGGATTAAAGCAAACCAAGAGATTGTTGAGAAGCTGACCATAAGAGCAATGATTAACAAATTTAATAGGGACATTAGCCACGCTAATAAGACTTGGCGGAACTAAATAAGCACTCGACCTTGCGATGGATGGTTGGCTAGACACAACCCATGGGCAAGATCAACAGCAGGGCTAAGGGCGCAGCGGGCGAGAGAGAGTTAGCGAACTACTTACGAGAGCAGGGCTGGCAGAAGGCAAGACGCACCCAGCAGTACGCGGGCAATCCCGAAGGCGGTAGCGGGGATGTAGTCTGCGAGAATTTTCCATTTCATATTGAAGGCAAACGATGCCAAGCCCTCAAGCCCG